CGCATGAACAGTTTAACAACACAGTACCGCAGGTCGCAACTTATAGCGCGTCCGGTTCCTGGTGGAGCAGGTCCGGTACAGTTCGTGTATGGGGTAAGAGTACCAGGCGGGTTTGAGCCTGTCTGCTACCAGTTTGCTCAGTGGGTGGTAGGGGACTTTAACGGTCAGGCGGGGAGCGTATGCGAGAACTTAACCGATGGTTCAGAGATCACTACGGTGTCCCGGTCCGGGTCATTCGCTGGGAGCCCCAGACACAACGCGTTATATACCTGCGCGAAAGGTACGAGCATGAGTGCTTCAGCCCCATCGAGCAGTTCAGAAGAAAATTCAGGGAAATAGAGGGGTCTTATGAGCCTGTTAATGCCATCAAGGCCGATAGTCATCAATCCTGACCTTGCGTACAGCATTGGCCTGAATGAAGCCATTGCGTTACAGCAGGTGAACTACTGGCTGAAGGAGACAACCTCCGGGCTGGAACGTGACGGTGTGCGTTGGATCTACAACACCACAGAGCAGTGGCTGGAGCAGTTCCCGTTCTGGTCAGAGTCCACACTGAAGCGCACATTCACCCGCCTGAAAAGCCTGGGCGTGCTCAAAATCGAGCAACTAAACAAGTCCCAGCGGGACATGACCAACTACTACACGATCAACTATGAGAGTGAGCTTTTAGATGAAGTCAAAGTGACTAAATCGAAGGGGTCAAAATGCGCTGTTCCATCAGGTCAAAATGACACGATGGAAGAGGTCAATGTGAAACGCTCCACCAGGTCAAAACGAACCGCTCTCATCGGGTCAAAACGACCTGATGATCCTACAGAGAATACAACAGAGAGTACTACAGAGAATAAAACCCCTTCTTGTCCGGTTGCGCCGCAACCAGACGAGCCTGATCCGGCGTTTATCGTTCTGGATCATTTCAACCAGATGACTAACTCGAACTACGGGAAGGGCGGAAAGACCAAAACGACGCTGGGTTACATCCGTGGGCGACTTTCGGAGGATTACAGTCCTGAAGACCTGATGCTGGTGGTTGATTACCTGACCGAAAAATGGGCCAAAGATCCGAAGATGAGCGATTACCTGCGCCCGAAGACGCTGTTTGCCCCTGAGAACTGCGTTGAGTATTTCGATAAGGCGAAAAAGTGGGATACTGCTGGCCGTCCTGCCTGGGCTAACGGGAAATGGGTTAGCAATGATCAGGCGTTTAAATCGAGTTATGCGGAGGTGAATTACACGGTACCAGCGGGGTTCCGCTCATGAGCAAACCCTTCCTGAAATGGGCTGGTGGAAAATACACCCAACTGGCTGACCTGTTCCGGCTTATCCCGGAGGGAAAGCGACTGATCGAGCCTTTTGTGGGCGGTGGTTCCGTCTTCCTGAACAGCGACAAGCATGCGGATTTCCTGCTGGCTGACGTTAACCCGGACCTGATCAACCTGTATCAGATGCTGGCACTGGTTCCTGACGCGGTTGAAAACCATGCACGCTGGATGTTCGAACACATGGGGCACCCGGACGGATATGAACTGATTAAGAAAGAGTTCAATGCTCAGACCCTCAATACGACTGAACGCGCTGCTGCTTTCCTGTACCTGAACCGCCACTGCTTCAACGGTCTGATGCGATACAACCTGGCGCATCAGTTCAACGTTGGTTGGGGAAAATACAAGGCACCGTACTTCCCGTTCGAAGAGCTGAAGGCGTTCGCTGATATGGCGCATAACTGCGTATTCATGACCTCGGGATTCCGCCGGACCATTGACCTGGCCGGAGCGGGGGACGTGGTCTACTGCGATCCGCCTTATGAGCCGATGCCAGGAACTGCAGGATTTACCGCGTATGCCGCTGGGGGTTTTAACTGGGATGACCAGGTGTTACTGGCAAATCGTTGTGTAGCGGCCCATAAACGTGGCGCGCGGGTAGTCATTTCAAACTCATCAGCCCCGAAGGTCATCGACCTGTACCGGGAGCATGGTTTTAACCTGGAATTTATCAAAGCGCGTCGTTCGATCTCCTGCAGTGGCACCACGCGGGAAGTCGCTCGGGATGTCGTGGCAATCCTTTAAGGGGACTTCATGAAACTGACATTACCATTTCCACCAAGCGTAAACAGTTACTGGCGCGCTCCCAGCAAAGGACCGCTGAAGGGACGGCATATGGTTAGTGAGACTGGACGCAAGTTTCAGAAAGCAGCCAGAGCAGCAATCATCGAGCAGCTACGAGCCGTACCGCGACCATCAAGCGATTTGGCAGAGGTCCATATTGTTCTGTTCCCGCCGGATCAGCGCCGCCGTGATATCGACAACTACAACAAAGCGCTGTTCGATGCGCTGACACAAACCGGCGTCTGGGAGGACGACAGCCAGGTAAAACGCATGTTGGTTGAGTGGGGGCCGTTGACGAAGAAAGGGAAGGTTGAGATTACGATTAAGCGATTTGTTTCCCCGGCAGTTGCAGCTGCCTGACAAGTGGAGAGCGTATGAACCAGTTAACACCGAAAAATGTTGTCACGATGTCCAGCCGAGATATCGCCGATCTGGTTGAGTCGCGACATGATGATGTGAAGCGGTCGATTGAACGCCTGGCGGAGCGCGGGATTATTCAACTTCCGCCGATGGCGGATGTTAAAAACCACCTAAACCAGTCGGTGTCGGTCTACCTGGTAGGTAAGCGTGATAGCTATGTGGTTGTTGCGCAGTTGTCCCCGGAGTTTACTGCTCGTCTGGTTGACCGCTGGCAGGAACTGGAGGCGGGGATCTCCCCGGCGATCCCGCAAACATTCTCTGCGGCTCTTAGGCTTGCAGCCGAGCTCGAAGAGGAAAAACAGCGTCTCTCGCATGAACTGGCTGTGGCGGCGCCCAAGGTAGACTTTGTAGATCGCTACTGTACGGCTAATGGGTCCATGTCATTTCGCCAGGTAGCAAAATTGCTGAGCGCAAAAGAGCCTGAGCTCCGCCTGTTTCTGATTGAGCGTGAAATAATGTACCGGTTAGGAGGTGTGTTAACTCCAATGGCCCAGCATATTGACGCTGGCAGGTTCGAAGTAAAAACAGGCACGTCGGCAACATCTAACCATGCATTCAGCCAGGCTCGATTTACTGCTAAAGGGGTCCGCTGGATCGGTGGCCTGTGGACAGAATACAAAGCCGGGGGTAATGCCGCGTGAGAGCCTTATTGACTCCTGAAATTGCGCCCCGCCTGGGGGTTGTCTTGTTTCGCCCTGGTGCTGACCTTCTGCCGCTCTTCAGGCGCGGAAGAGTATTGATTGAATCAGAACCTGAGAACTGCGCGCACTATGCTACCGGGGCCATTCCGCCCGCTCATCAGTCCCTGGCCGACGATCCGCTACTGCTGCCGGTATTTGAAAATCAGCAGGTCATTACTCGCGCTGGTGGACTAGGGGCGCTTGAAGCTGAGTTATCCCGAACTTTCGACTGCCAGTACCCGCACGGCACCTGGCATAGCGAGAATTTTACTGAGCTGCGCCATGAGCCAGGCAGCATTCGCTTATGCTGGAGCTGCGACAACCTGGTGAGGGATCAGTTTACTCAGGAACTGGCAGGTATTGCACGCCGAAACCTGGTATCCTGGCTGATATCAGTAATACGCGCACAACTGGGATTCAATGAAGACCATTTACTGACAATACCCGAGCTGTGCTGGTGGCTGGTCATTAACGACCTGGCTCATGTAATACCGGAAGGTTTAGCCCATAAAGCTCTTCGCTTACCAGCCGTTCCGCATCAGTCGGTGATGAAGGAGAGTGATATTACTCCGGGGCCCGCGGCTACCGAGGTAGTACAGAAAAAGATTCTGGCTTTACGGGTTGATACGGAAACACCTGAATCATTCATGCTGCGGCCAAAGCGTCGCCGCTGGGTAAACGAGCAATGGACGCGCTGGGTTAAGTCCCAGTTGTGTGTCTGCTGTAACAAGCAGGCAGACGACCCCCACCATCTGATAGGCCACGGACAAGGTGGGATGGGAACTAAAGCGCACGACTTGTTTGTGTTGCCGCTTTGCAGAGCGCACCACGACGAGTTGCACGCTGACACCGTGGCATTTGAACAGAAATACGGCTCACAACTGGAGCTGATATTTCGCTTCTTAGATCGTTCGCTGGCAATCGGCGTACTGGCGTAAGTGGAGACGCAAGATGATTAATCCCTCTGAAGTTGGCAAATCTGGCGAAATGGTTCGCCTTCGTACTCTTGAAAGCATCTGGATACAGGGAAAGCTGCGCATGTGGGGCCGCTGGTCATATATCGGCGGTGGTAGTGGCGGCAATATGTTTAATCAATTACTG